CAATGCGTCAACGTTCATAGGCTTCCCTCCGTGTTACCGTAGTCGTAGACAAACGGCTTATTTTGCGGCGCTTTGCCGCCCTTGTCCTGCTCCCTGGCAAGCCACGAGGTGATAAACCGCTTAATCCCCCCTCGTGTTTTGCGCTTTGCCGGGTTTGCGTCGCACCATCCCGCCATGTTCCTAAGCTGCTGTAGGACGTCAACGTTCGGATAGAGCTGCGACCATTTGGCCCTATCGTTCTCCGACACGTCGAAAAAAGTCCCGTCATTCAGCGGCAAAGAAATCACCGGCGGCGCGTCAGCCGCTTGCGGCTCAGCGCAACAATCTTTCAGATTGGATTCTGGATTCGGATTCGGATTCGGATTGGATTCAGGCGGTGATTCACCGTGACCCACCGTGGCCCACCGTGAAACATCAGAATCCGACGGGGCGGGGTATTTCGATTTCTTCGTTTGTATCCTTTGATGCTCGCTCCAATTCGGAAAGCAAAAATAGGGTTCCCCTGCAACATCATAGAGGAGAATGCTACCAGTGCGTTCCAGAGCCGCCAGCGCCTTTTGGATATCCTGCTCCCGTACTCCCTTTCGGCGCGGGAACACAAACCCTTTCAAAATCTCCGGGTCCGCGCTGCCCCGCCCGTAATCATCGACGTATGTAACCAGATACGCCCATGTGCGAAATTCAAAATCCGAAAGACTGTTGATTTTTTTGCTGGTGCGAATCGTTTCTTTAATCAGTCTATTCGGCATCTGCTCACCGCCTTAAAACGGTAGATCGCCGTCGTCCTCGCTGATCTCTGCAAAGCCGCCTGCGGCGCTCTCTGCGGCGTTTCTGCTCTGGGCGGTATCATTACCCTCCGAGCGCCTGTTGTCTGCGAAATACACGCTGTCAGCCTGCACCTCGTAGCTTCTGCGGCTGTTGCCGCTCTTGTCCGTCCAGTCGCGCATCTGCAAGCGCCCCTCGACGCCGATCAACCGCCCGCGTCCGGCGTAGTTGCAGAGCACTTCTGCCGTTCCGCGCCACGCTACAATGTCGATCCAGTCTGTGCCGCCCTCCTTGCCGTTGCGGTCAACGGCAAGAGGGAACGACACAACGGATACGCCGCTGTTCGTTTTTTTCAGCTCCAAGTCACGCCCGATGCGTCCCATCAGGCAGATTCGATTCATGCTCATTTCAATTCCTCCTCGCTTTGGTGTTGGTGCAGATAGAGCACGTGGCTCTTGCCGATGGCGGCGTTTTGGGCGATCCATGCGTGCGCCTGCTCGCGGGATAGATGGCTCTCCATTGCGCGGCTCTCATAGCTGAATTCTCCCGCTTCCAGCTTGCGCTTCATGCGCTCCTGTATCTCCTCTTCGCCGTAGTTGGCTTCGATCAGATAAAGGTCATAGGCCTGCGCCACAATGCCGTCCAGCGAGGCGCAGTCCGTCGCATAGAACACGCGCTCGCCGTTTGCAAATTCGATATGCCACGCACAATTCGGGACATCGTGAGGAATGGAATTGTAGGACACACAGACGGGGTAGAGAAGGGAACAGGAGTAGAACAGCACATGGCCTGCCATGCCCTCGTCGGTCACGCGGCGGTCCACGCCGATGCGTCCCATCGGTTCCATGAGCCACGGAGGGACGCACCAGCGCAGCGCAGGGCGCAGGAAGTGCAGGCGCTTGATGGTCTCGGGGTTGAAGTGGTCGCCGTGAACATGCGTCAGCGAGCCTCAATCCCTTGCAGTATGGTTCAAGTTCCCGAAATGGAACGCCGCAGTCAATGAGTATTTCATCATTCAGCAGTACGGCGTTCCCCTTGGAGCCGGTCGAAATGACCTTGACCTTACAGATCATTCATGCTCACCTGCTTGGTGGTGCCGCTCTTTCCGTCGTCCAGCGTACCGAGGGCGTCAGCGGGAGCGGGCAGCTCGTCCTTGACCTCGCCTGTGGTCTCGTCCACTTCGACGGTCGGGAGATCAAAATACTGCTCGCGGCTCGCGCGTCCCTCTTTCAGTGAGGTATACACATTACGCAGGCGCACGATGCTCTGCGCCGTGAACGCTTCGGCCTTGCATCCGATGTACTTTTCAAGGCACTCCATCGGTACGCCGAAGTCATCCTTGAACGTCTGTCCCATCTTGCGTACGCGGTCGATCATGGGTTCATCGCTCTTTCCCATCATCGTCTTGGTACACGCCGCAAGAGCGGCGTCTACCACGTCGCCGGGGATAATGCCAAGAATGCACGCGCGCATACGGCGCGCGCCCTGATTGGCGACCATTTCATAGATGTCGCGCGGGTCGGTGAGGGCAACGCTGCCTTTCTTGGTGTAGCGGATATGCGGCACGGTGAAGATCTTCGTCTGGCGGGTGTTGGTCTCCAAATCCCAGCAGTAGGCCATGACGGTACTCTCGCCGTTCTTCTGCTCCAGCTCGGTAATGCCGAAGTCGAGGTTGCCCCAGTTCTGCGCCATGACCTCGGCGAGACGGATCGAGGGGCCGGTCACGTTCTCGCCGCCGCGCGGGTATTCATAGATCGCGCGCTCGGCAAGGCTCTTGCGCTTGCAGGCGTTGAGAATGCGGTTGTTCGCTTCGATCTCGTCACGGGGAAAACGCTTGGCGACGACCATTGCCGCCTGTACCTCCTGCGCCTGACGGGAGATCATCATTTCGGCGTTCACGCTCTTGGCGCTCACAACTTCGGTGCTGTTGTAGGTCTGCATTTCGTTCATGGTAATATCCTCCTCAAATAATCATTCGTACTGATAGCCATTGCTGACAAGGAATTGCTTCAAAAGGCGCAGGCGCTCGCGCGTATCGGTCACGCGGAACGACACCGTGAGGCGTTCGACCACCGCCTGCTCCACGCGCTTCGGGACGACCTGCGGGGCCGCTGCGACGGTATCTCCAGCAGCGCGCGCTGCTGGAGTAACCGTGTGGCGTTTCACGGCCTCGCGCTCCTCCTCGGCGCGGCGGTGACGCTCGTTGACAACGGAGATCGCAAGCGAGAGGTCGAGGTTATTTTTGTACTCCACCATGATCTCTGGCGCGTTCTCGCCCATCGTGCCGATGGTTTTCATGTCCTGCGCCACGCCGTCCACCTTTAGCTTGATCTGCTCCATGAGCTTCTTCGGCGTCTTGGCTCTGGCGCTCGCCATATCGACCTTAACGCCGGTCTGCCCGAACGAAAGGAAGTCGATCTCGTTGACCGCGCACAGCTCCCGAAAATAGCCCAGCAGCATTTCCTCGCAGCGGCTCTTGATCTCGCTTTCCGTCGCGTCGATCTTGTCTTTCAGGTCTGCGTCGGCGCGCTTGTACGGGTCGGCGATGCACTCACGGTAGACGGATTCGAAGCTGTCGTACTTCTCCATGATTGCGGCTTTAATGGCCTTGCGCTGGGTCTCGGCATCGGCAAACTCGCGGTTCATTTCGGCGCGAATGTTCTTCACGCTGGTTAAGGTCTCGTCGGTGCAGACAAGGCTCATTGCCTCTGCGACGCGCTGCTCCGTCTGCTCCTTCCGGCTCCTCAAATGCTCCTCGATCACGGGGAGTTGAGTCACTTTCATCAGGGTGTTATCCATCTTCGGTCTCCTCCAATTCTTCAAAATACATTTCCTCTGCGCCGCAGTCCGGGCAGAACTTTTCCGTCACAAGGGCATAGCCGCGCTCACCGTCAAGGTTCTCGTGCCTGCGCAAGACATCGGGCTCGTCAAAGGCCAGCCCGCACCATTCGCAAATGTACATCACATCATCGCCGAGACCGCGATGAGCACCGCCGCCAGCAGCAGGCAGATACCGGCAAAAAGCATCGCCTCGTCCGCCTTGCGCTGCTCTCTCGTGCGCTTGTCATGCCGTCTCATCGTCTGCACCCCCTGTCGATAAACGGCAGCAGCTCATACAGCACCTTGCACACCGCGCACGCGCCGATGACGGCGAGGCCCGTCGTAAAGTCGCAGCCGTTGAGCGCGATCACCGCAGCGGCGATACCGCCGAAAAACAGCGTATCAATCATTTCGCGCCTCCGATCAGCATGAGCTTTTCCGCGTCGGTAAATTGCAAAACTCGGTCAAGCTCCCAAATTTCCTCTAACGTCCAGCGGGAACGCCCTGCCATTCTGTTACAAATTTGCGTTTCCGATAAGCCGATTTCCTCGCCCAGCTCCTTGCCGGTGCGAATCAACGCCCGGCCCATCGCGCCGCGCACTGCTCGCTCAAGGTCGTTTCGCCGTCGCGTTAACTGTTGTGGCTTTAGCATCTTGCCTTTTCCTTTCTCCCGTGCTACAATAAGCACGGACACAATATCTTGTGGTGAGATTTGTCCCACCCGCCCCGCTCGATGCTGCAACATTGGGCGGGGCATTTTTGCGCTTTGCGTTGCGAATCAGTCCCATGCCACAGCGTAGCATCGAAACTCCACGCAATTCCGCTGCATCCCTTCGCTGAACTATTCCGCTGCGTTGCTATGCCTTGCTTTGCCTTGCTATGCCATCGCTAGCCTCTGCTTTTCGCTGCCATGCCGCTGCGAAACCCCACATTGCTAAACCATTGCGTTACTTCCCAATGCTGTACGATTCACATCATTGCCGCCGATCTCACTACTCTGTGAAAAGCGGTTCAGTGCCATTGCTGCGCTGCCCAAACCGGTGCTCCGCATTCCCAACGCCAATCAAGTCCGGGCAATGCTACGCCATCGCAATGCTGTGCTACGCTTCGCACTGCAAAGCAATTCCTTCGCGTGTTACTCGATTTCCTCCCAGCGGAATCTGCCTTTCCCACTGTTTCGCCACTGGCCAATGCCGGAGAATCTACCGTAGTCCAACCAGTCGCGCACAACGTCGATATGCTCATCACACAGACACACGACCGTAAACTCACACGTTGCCCCGGCGGGGATTTCCTCGCTCATGGCAAGGCTGACACGCTCGCCCTGCGCCGTCTGCGCTCTCAGCGGGCGCTGGCACTCCTTGATCTCACCGTCAAAGAGAATTGGAATGGTGCGCGGCTCGGGGAAAATCAGCTTGTCGATTTCCTTCTTGTAAGCCTTGATTTTGCTGCTGGACGAATCCTTGACCTTGCGCAGGCCACCGCAGGTGTCCTTGAAAAAGCCCTTGATCTGGTAGTCGTACAAAAACGGCGTGCCATCGTCCAAACGCGGAAAAATGGTCATGGACTTCTCGGCTAC